ACGACTGTAAGTTTTTAAGTACATCTTCAAAACTTGTTGCCAATGGAAAATGGTCGGCTTCAATCTTACCCATACCATCTTCAGTAAGTACAAATATTGGTTTATTCATACTCGCTGCAAAAAAAGTTTTACCAATTCCTGCTCCGCCATAAAGAACTATTCTAGGCGGTTTCTGTTTAGCTTTCTTTCTAATATTAGCTAGACTCATGTTTTATCTCCTTCGTTTCAATAATAGTTGCACTTTCCATACCTTCTAAAGAATCTTTCAATTCATTTATTAAGCGTTGTTTATGATCTTGCGCAACCGCTAGTTTATTACTAAGTTCTTGAACAGTAGGCTCAATGAACTTAACCATGTTTAAAAGAGCCATTTGGTCTTTGGATAAATCCGCTTCCAAATAGTCCTTACCATCTATTGTCAAAGTTGGACTTTGCACTTCTTCAACCATATTTTTCTCCATTAGATTTATAGGTTTCACATACTCTTTTAGCCGGACAAAATCTACATTGTTCGCCAAAAGCGTAATTCGGTTTATCTGCTTCGCAATTATCCAAAGCAGTTTTTAATTTACTAAAACCCCAATCAACCAAGTATTCGGCAGTAGTTTCCCACGAACGAACGCTTTGTTTAGATCTAGGTTGCACTATCGTCATTATCACTTTCATATCTTCATTACCATAACGAGCTAATGCGCCTAGTGCATAAATAGACATTTGTAAATTATTCTCAGGACTTACCGGCCATGTGCCTGTCTTTAAATCAACCACTTCGATTACTTCTTTATTAAAGATAATCGCATCACTTGTACCCCAACACTCAGGATTTATTTCTTCAATACTTACTTGTTCTTCAATCAAAGGTTTAGCATCAAGTTCTTTAGCTCTGCCTTCTATGTAATCAACGTAAAACTTTGCACAATCAATCATATCTTGGTCGGCAACAATCTCTACATCTTCTACAGTTTCGCTTTTACCAAGCCAATAATCTTCAAGTGTGATGCCTTCTAAGTGTCCTTTCATAAGCATTTCTGCCATGTTATGAATGAAAGTACCAACGAGCGCAGGTCTGCCAACAGGTTCTCTTTCAACACCTTCGGAAAGTTTTATTGAACCAGGACACGCAAACCAACGCTCTGCGCTTGAGGGAGAATACTTAGCGTGCTTAGAAGGCATACTATCTTTTATAAATTCTTTAGTCGTTTCTGCTAACAAAATTACTTTTCTCCATTTTTTCTACATCTTCAAGATCGTATAAGACCTTGCCAGATATTTTGTAGTAAGGGCAACCAACACCAGCTAGACGTTGATTGGCTAATGTTCGTGGACTCCTTTTCCAACGATTAGCTAGTTCTTTAGCGGTAATAAATTTCTTATCGTCATTCATAGTTTTTTCTTGTTTGTTAAATTTTCCTTCCAAGTGATATAATTAAAACATAAATTATATGAAAGAGCAAAGAATGTGTTTTCGTGACCAACTAAAGATGGATGGTTTGTCCACTTCATTAGAGGACTCTCCTTGCATCTCTGTTTGCTCTACAACTTATGGACTTAAAGATTCTTGTATCTGCGGTCGCAATCTCAAACAAATTAGTTCTTGGAACTCTTACGATACTGTTACCAAGAAAAAAATTGTTATGAACGCTATCAAAGACAAAGAATCTTTTCCTAGACAGAAACTTACTTTTTTGGCTGACGATCATAATATTTCGTTTGAAAAGGCTAAACAGATTTTTGTCATTGATAAGTTGTAGGTAAATCAATTCCTGAGAGAATTTCATCACCGATTTTCTCTATGTTTTCCTTACTCGTTTTATCCTCAATATGTTGATAGCGTTGCATTATGGCTAATGATTTATGGCCCATAAGTTCTCCAGTCTGCAAAGTTTGAATATTTGCTGCATTGGTAGAAATTGTGCCAAAACTATGTCTTAAATCATGTAATCTAAG